CAGGGTATACACCGCTTCTCCTGAGAGTGTTCCTTCCCCGAACAGGAAAGAACTTATAAAATTGTATCTTAATTATAGCACAATAAAATAAAAAGTCAAGTTTCCCTATGCGACTATCTTGTCGTAGCGTCCACAGTGAAAACAAGCCACTACCTTATTGCTTCTCTTGGTGGTGCGAGAGAAAGGTCTGTTCCTCTACTTAAAGAGGAAAAGCGTGGCTGGAGAAAAACTTATGTTTTGAATCCTGATTACTTTAAAAATTTATAATGAAATCATTTAGAAATTTGCTTTTTTTAAAATAGTATGATATAATTTTATTGTATGGTTAACCAAAATAAAAAAGTTATTTTCCCGCTGAATTATCTTTTTTAGAAGACGGCGGGTTTTTAATTTTATAATATCATTATAAAATCTTGTTCAATTAAAAATAATAATAAAAAACATGTTTAATCAAAATTATTATCAAGCTAAAAAACAGGAATTAATAAATAAATCAAGTCGCAATCTTCAAAGATTAGCAAACGCTGCAATTGATTTTGCAATGGAAAATCAGGATATAGAGGAAAGATTAAAAGAATTAGAAGAACAGGTTGCTCAATTTCAAATTGAACAAGCAGAAGTAGAGGCAAAACAAAAACAAGAAATTAAAAAACAGGAGGAAGAAAAATTATCTGATGGGAAATCAAAATAATCATAATAAAATTTTAGATAATGAACCTACTCAGGAGAATACAGGAAATTCTTTAATTCAGGAAAATGAAACAAAGAAACCAACTCGTGATGCAAAAGGTCGTTGGCTTCCCGGTGTTTCCGGAAATCCTAATGGTGCTCCTCTTTCATTAGTTGGAATTCTTAAAAGAAAATTATTAGAAATTCCTGAAGGTGAAAGAAAGGAGAAAGCTGATTCTCTTATTGATGTTTATTTAGATAAAGCATTTGGTGGTAGCGAAAATTTACTAAAAGATATTTTAGACCGTATAGATGGAAAGCCAAAAGAAAGCATTGAACATTCTGGAGAGATTGTTCAGGATGTTAATTTAGATGAGCAAACTCAGCAAACATTAAATGAATTTTTAGAATGGAGAAAACGCCAAATATAAATTCTAATAAAGATATTAGAATAATAATTGAAGAACAAAAAACAAGAGATTTTTTAAGAGAATATGAAGAATTGTGTAAAAAATATAATCGGGCTTTTTTGCCAATATTAAATTTAATTCCTTATGACCCAAACGATATTGCTAATAATGATTCTTCTGATTCAGCTAATCAATCTGACGATTCTAATAAGAAAGAATCCGATTTCAGAAGAGGAAAAATTAAATAATGGAAAAATAGTAAATATTAGAAATCCAAAAACAAAAATTTTGGAATGGCAACCCCCAAAACCAGAGCAGGAAAAAACCTTTAATAAACTTCTTAAAAAATTAAATCTTAAATAATATGGAATCTTTTGAAGAATTAAGAAAAAAAGCTAAAATGTCAGAGGATGATTTTGCTGCTATCCAGCAACCATTTGATAAAAAAACTGGTAAACGAAATCCTTATTTTGATAAAATTTATGCCAAGAAAATGAAAGATAAAGAAAGATTGGCTAATGAACATATTTCTAAAGAGCAGGAAATGAAAATTAAAAGTGAATGGGAAAAACGATATAGCGAAGAAAGACGTTTACATCCAAAGTATCTTTAATGAATTTATCATCTTCACAAATCAATCAATATCTTTGGACTCAATCTCCATTATTGTGGATAGTTGACCATAAGATTAAAAATGAAAAAGGTGAGTTACTGGAATTTAAAAATCATAAGTTTCTGAAAGATGTTTTTGATGATTGGACTCCAGTTCAGGTTGTTAGAAAATCATCGCAGGTTGGTTTTTCAACTGCTATTGTTTTAAAAACTGCCTGTGCTGCTCATTTTAAAAAATATAATATAATTTATTGTTTACCAACCTTTAATGATGTTGGACAATTTGTTCCTACAAAAGTTAATCAGTTAATTGCTAATAATCCAGTTTTAGCAAAATGGACCAAAGATAAAGATACAATTTTCCAGAAAAAATTTAATCCCGGATTTATTTATTATAGAGGAACTTTTACTCAAAAAACATCAGAACAGAAAATGGAAGCAGGAGTAGGAATTATTTTATCAGCTGATATTTTAGCAATGGATGAAGCTGATAGAAGTGACCAGATGATTTTAGAACAATATGAATCACGACTTGATGCTTCAAATTACAAGGGAAAATGGTATTTTTCAAATCCTACTACTCCATTCACTTTATCTCAAAAAAAGTGGGAAGAATCTGACCAAAAGCATTGGTTTGTAAAATGTCCGCATTGTAATGAATGGCAATACCTTGATTTTTTTAAAAATATAAGTAATAATAAGTTTATATGTCAGAGATGTAAAAAAGAAATTGATGATGATACTCGTAGGAATGGTCAATGGGTAAAAAAATACAAGAATAGAGATATTAGTGGTTATTGGATTAATCATTTAATGTGTTCTTGGAAAACAGCAGAAGAGATTAGCAAGAATTATGAAACCAAGACAAAACAGTATTTTTATAATTTTGTTCTTGGGCTTCCTTATGCTGGATCTGATATTACTATTAACAGAGATGTAATATTAAGAAACATTGATTTAAGAAAACCAAATTTTCAGGAGAACAATGTAATGGGAGTAGATCAGGGATTGAAAAAACATTATGTGATAGGAAACTCTCAAGGAATTTTTAAGATAGGAGAAACAGACAGTTGGGAAGATATTAGAAATTTAATAAAACTTTATGATATTAAAGTAGTAGTATTCGATGCCTTGCCAGATTTGACAGAGCCAAGAAAAATTAGAAATGAATTTCTTGGAAAAGTATGGTTGAGCTATTATAAAAAAGAAATTCAGAAAGCAGATTTTATTAGTTGGGACCCAAAAACATTTACAGTTTACTCAGACCGCACAAAAATGATTGAGCTATTGATTTCTGAATTAATAGAGAGTAAAATAAAGTTTCAGATGAAATTAGAAGATTTAACAGATTATATCAATCATTGGTCATCAGTTTATAAAGTAGTTGAAAAAGATAGTTTAGGAATTGAAAGAGATGTTTGGGAAAGTCAGGGAGAAGACCATTTTGTTCACGCTACAGTTTATTTCAGGTTAGCCCTTGAAAGAATGGGAGGAGATACTACTATTAAAAAATGGGGAACATCTTCTAGAGATAATATAAATATCGCCCCTAATTTACACTAATTATGCCAGAAGAAATTTTAACAGAAGAATTAAATAAGGACATTCTTTCTTATCGTGAGAAATTACAATTAAATACTCCCGATGATGAATTAGTCAGAGCAGTAGATAAAGCAATGAAAGAGAGTGCTGACCTGAAAGAAAAAATTGATAAGATTGGAGTTAAGAATAAAAGATACTGGACGATGGGAACCGAAGCAGAAATACAGAACTTCCATCCAGCTAAAACCAGAATCACTGCTAATAGAATTTTTGCTGATATTGAAACTGCTATTCCGATTTTGACTTCAGAACCGCCAGAACCTACTATTTTAGGACAAGTTGATAATGATACCAAAGACAGAATTCAAAAAGCATTACAGCTTGCTTATGAAGTAAAGTATCAGATGCAGCAGAAATTGCAGAAGATGATTCGCAATTGGTTTCTTTACAGAGTAGGAATTCTTAAATACCGCTGGGATAAAAAAGGTTTTGTAACAGAAGTTGTTTTACCTAAAAAAGTTGGAATGGATAAATACGCTACCAGCAAAGATAATTGTGAATTTATCTGGGATGAATTAGAAGATAATTTAGAGAACCTTGAAAAGAAATTTCCTAAACAAAAAGATTTTTTAAAACAAGTTGCAGGAGATAATCCAAAAGCCAAAATAAAATATATAGAATTTTGGGGAGGAAATGGAGAGTGGGTTTGCTGGAAATTGAGAGACAGAATTCTGGATAAAATGAAAAATCCCAATTGGGATTATGATAATCCAGATAATAACATTTTTGATACTCCGCAATTTCCATATATTTTTCTTAATGTTTTTAATTTAGGAGATGAAAGTGGATTATATGATGATACTTCACTAATTGAACAGGCTGCTTCAATTCAGGAAGGAGTCAGCCAGTTAGAAAGACAAATACTAGATTTAAATGAAGGACAAAAAAGAGTATGGGTAGTTTCTTCTCAGGCAATGAGTGAAACAAAAGCACAGGCATTGGTTAATGAAACTGGAGACTTATTGGTTTATTTAGACAGAGGAGCCCCAGCTGGTTCAGTAGGCCAAGTTCAATCAGGAAAACCAGATGCTTCCTTATTCAACCATTTAGCTCATTTGCTTTCAGAAATTGATAATGTAATAGGAATGCATTCAACTACCAGAGGAGAAAGAGCTCAGCAGGAAACTCTTGGAGGAAGACAGCTTTTAATGAGTTCTGATTATGGAAGATTGGATTTAATTGTTCGCAATGTTGAACAAGTTGTTGAAGAGTGGTATAATGCATATTTACATATGGTAAAAGTTTATTCTGATATAGGAGATACTCTTTATGATACAAAAACAAATGAAGAAATTAGATTGACAGGCGAGATGATTCCTAAAGGGGTAATAATAATGATTAAGAGAGGTTCTACTTTGCCTACTGACGAAGGGACAAGAAGAGCAAATGCAATTCAGCTGGCACAATTTGGTATGATAGATCCTAAAACCTTATTTGAAGAAATGTCTTATACTAATATAGAAAAAAGAACTCAAGATTTATATAATTGGTTAACAATAACTGGAAGAATTCAACCTCCCCAGCAGCAATCTCCAGTAGCCCAAGCACAGCAAGCTGTTGCGGGTCAAGGACAGCAAACTGCTCAAGATCCAAGAGCCCAGCAAGTAGCCAGAATTAATCAAATTTTACAATCAGATGAATTTAAACAATTAACTCCAGAAGAGCAATTACAAATAACTGGTCGAGCAAAAGAAATTTTAAATCAAATGTAAATTTATGCCCAGTAAAAGTCGTGCCCAGCAAAGATTTATGGGAATGGTGCATGCTGTGCAACAAGGCAA